CCTTTTTGGGCCTCTCTTTTATTGAAATAAGTATAAGCGGATTCTTTATTCTTGTTGTGCTTGTGACACTTGATTCTGGTTTTGTTATCATCTTCATAAAAATTATACAAATTAGTTATAATTCTTTTCTTATCTTTAGATTGCTTATTAGATTTCTTGTTATGTTCGATAGCTTTTTCTATGATATCATTGTTAATAATTTTTGGAAAGCTCTGGCATATTATATTATTTAGTTATGTCTTGCAAAACTTAACAAAATCCTTCTATACATAAGGATTAACAAAATTAGATTCTTTAGCGGCTCTTATATTTGCCGAATTGATTTGTTAATTAAAATCATTGGCTAATCCGTTAATAATAGTGGCGTGAAAAAAATTTTTATCATTGACGTCTTCTAATAATTAAAACCCATATTTTTCGAATAACTAAATCTTCTTAGTGTCTCCTTTATCAATTCGAACGGTAATCTGAGGTCCGGTGATAGAATAAGGGGTGCTTATTTTTAACCACTCGTCTTTATTATCAGCTTATTGTTTCAATTTTGTGTAAAATTTTTAAAAGTTCTTGACTTATTTGATCTTCCATTTCTTTTATTTAGACTATATCAGCATCTGAGTCCTACTATGGCATTTTTGAAGTTTGGCTATAGATGGGTACTAGTCATTATACTCAATCACAACTTAATGATTCTTATATTTCTTAGTCTCAAGTCTTTGATCGACATGGGATAACTGTTCATAACCATGTTTTTGCCTTATGTCTAATTGCTCGAGTGTTAATTTCATCGAACTAGCTCTATCCTTGTAAACCTAATCAACCATGTCAACTTTTTGGTATATTTAATTTTATCCTGATTCCAATTGTCCTATTGTTATATTTTATGACTCAACATTACCAATATTACTCTCATTGAGATGGTTTCTCATTGAAATGTCGGTGAAATACATCTATTCATTATAAGCTTTCAATTTTTCCATGTGTTTATTAATAACCTGTCTGTGTTTGATGCAACCCTCACAAGGTGTTTAAAATGGTTCATTTAACTTATAATAAGGTAGTCCCAATTTGTTTGCGATGCTGATTTCTATTATTGCTGTTGCATGTAAAAATGATTAATTATGATTAAATTGCTGTTTCTGTAATATTTTGCCATAATCGTCAGTTGTGTAATAATTCTCACTAAAATGTTAATTGATAGCGAAGTGGTAATAAAAGGGTAAGTGATTTACGTTGGATGTTTCTTTAAAATTGTGTATTGTTAGTTAATCAGGATTGGCGTCACTGTGGATTTACATAAAAAGACCCAAGTCATTCATACATTTAATCAATTAAGATAAATTTGTTGGTACGTCTTTTCTTCTTGAGATCAATTGGTTAAGTAATTGTTAATCTTTAAAAATATTTCTAAAGTTAATGGTCTTATATTTCTTATCACCTGTGTGTCTATCGATAACATACGGTAGATAAAATTGAACGTTGTATTTGTAAAGAGAATCGAGACATGGTTCGTTATTAATAAAAAACATTTTTTTCAGTTGAATCAAATGATTAACATTGCTCAAATTGAGGACAGTAGTTTAAAGACCTTTTTAATCGTCTATGTCATACTTAATGCTCTTACTATGACAAATAAGTGATTACAACATTGATATATACAAACAATATATCTAAGTATGACCGCCTTTATTCATAACAGAACAATGAGTTTTCTTAATTTTATTGGGTAATGTCGAAAATGGGTCGGCATATGATACGACATGTTATTGATTTCCTTAGTAACAAAACGATATATCATGTTAGTGTAATTCGGAATTTTGCGTTATCTGTGCCATATCGTTTAATATACTTTCCTATAATGTTTGGTCCACAGCAACTACTTAAAGTGAAAATGCAATAGCATTGGATATTTTATAACTCATAGATGTTTGCATGAATTTGTAAATATGTGCCATCTGGAGAACATCGCCAATACCATACTCAGCAAGTTATTGATAAGTCGGTTGATTGTTATAGTTTTTAAGTTTTGGTAACTTAGCGCAAACAACTTAATTAAAAGCTGTAGATAATGCTATACGGTTGGTTTTCCTTTGGTCTGTAATGGTGAATTAATGGAAAGTGTGATAATCTGAATACATAATCTATAAATCTTTGACGTAATTTTATAATTTTGAGATGCCCAATTGCTCAACATCTTTTCTGGCATCCCAGAAGTACATAGTGGGGTATTTATTCTTTAAAATTAAATCATGAAATTTGTCTAATAATGATTTAAAATGTTCTTCACTTGTATAAAAATGGTCTACATTTTCAAACAATCCTATTTTTAATATCGTGCAATTAGTAATATCAAATTCAATTATCTATATTGAATAAACGCTTTAATCTATGACTTAGCCGTTTTTAGTTCTAAATTCCGTATCCACTAACAAAACACTGTCAGGTAACATGGTCCATGGTTCAGTTTCTATATAACATTTTTAAATTTCATAATACGTGTTGAAAATATAAATATACCCGTTGACTAATTTCACTAAGTCGAAATTTGCTAGTCGATTTTAATGTTATTATATCTAATACACTACGTCAGTGTTAAAATGATGGTTTAATAACATATCGTTCATTCTGACTTGATTGACCATAGTTTCATAAAAATATTTGGCATATCTATTCTTTGTGTTAGACAATAATGTAGTGGTCAAATAGGCACAGATGCATCTGTAAGTGACTACAGACATATTTTTCGTATTAATGAAACATTTTTCTTTCTAATTATTAATATATTCAATACTGTCAGGAATTTAAGCATTTGCATCTTTCATGCTGGCCATATGACCATCTGTCAACAAACACATAAGTATGTTAATGGCATACAAATAATATTGCTCATTGTCTGATTTACAATTACTAAGAGGTGCATATGTTATACAATAAAATAATAAATCATCATATTTAATCTTTCCTTATCGGGTGAGCATATTCTCGTATAGAGTCACAATTTTCGATAGTTAACTAATTTAACCGGTTTTAATCATTTTTCTGATTTGTTCTTAGTAACATAATGTGGATAGTGTATCTTATTACAAACTGATTATTTCTTACGTGTAATGTGAGAAAACAAAATGACGGGTGCTGTTGTTATTTCTGATAAAACCTTAAATTGTAGGTTACTATTAGCTCTTAAAAATCAAAGTCTTAGGCTTCTGGCATGGTTTCACTATTGGCTCGATGCCGACGTAATTTATTTCAGTGTGTCTAGATATTGAAATAGTGTTTTCTAATATTTAAACAGTAAATTCTTAATCATCTGTTAATCCAGGGCACTACCTACCTATGTAATTTGCGTAATAAGTAATATGTTTTGGATAGTTATTTAATTCTCTTGTGTCATTAAAAGCGGAATAGTTTTTATATAATTTTTAAGCAATAATTTGGTATATGTTTCTATCGGCGTTGCTTCTGTAAGAAAAGTATCTAATAAACTTTTTCATATCCTTAGATTGGTATAATAAGTCATTAGTGGATTCTTTATTGAATGATTGATGGTGTGAACTCAATTATTTAATTTAGTACACAGGTTGATATAAAGATGCAGCATAGTTGCTCAACAAGTTCATAATTACATCAACAATTAACCAATAATATATTGCATAATAAATGATGGATGGCATTATGTGAATAAGTTTTAAAAAACCTGTCCAAAACTCAATAGTTTTATTTTATGGTAAACAATTCACAACCAAACTGAATGTAAATATAATTATTCGAGGTATAATTTAAGCTGCTATTAATATAAGTTGAAATCTTGTAAATACTGATCGAGTGTGCTCAATAGATTCCTTAGAAAATAGTGATGATAACCACTTACCTAAGTACATGTTAATAAAAAATAATATAAATAAAATTTCAGGTGCGTATTAATAATGTAACATTTCCTTAAGTTTGGTACCAAAACCATATACAAGAATGCAGTTCATCAAAGCCAATGATACAAGTGTAATTACTGATGTATAAGCTACAAAACGTGGTATAAAAGTAATGTTACCTTCACATTTCATCACTTTTAATTTTTACTTATCTACAAATTTATTTTAAGGATCGATGTTTTTGAGAAATTGTTCCTCTGTGTTATGCTACATTTGTAATACTGCGCCATTTTTCATATCTCTATATCCTAATGTTTTCTCTGTTTAGTTTTAAGATGTGATTGTGTTTATAAAAATGTTAAAAGTTTGGTCTGCTATTTTTGTGATCATTTCCTTGGCTAAAGACCCAGTAACTGTGTAACCATCTTGAATCGTTCTTATCAATTGCGTACAAAAAATGTGAATAAAAAAATTTTCTAAGTTGGTAATAATATCCATATGCTTATCACCTATTCCGATGCTAGATAGTATGTTCTTATCGTAATTAATTCTAAATATATCTATTAAATGATCGTACATAATTTTAGTATTGTTAAACACGTTGTTCTAATTTTTTTCGAGTGTTGCTAACAACTATATTGTTTCACTAAAAGATTTTCTCTAGTATTAAGTAACGTTTGTCTTATAATTTAGTTCATTAGTTATACTGTTAAAATTATGTGTGATAACATAAATGAATCTGTAAAATTGTGCACCTGTCAAAGTAATTTAAGTTGTGGCGTTCTATTATCTAATGCTCAAATTATCTGCGGAATGACCGTACTTGTATTGGTTTTATGATTAGTAAAATTAATCTACATCTTCTTCGGACAATAGTTTGAGTTCCCATATATAGTTGAAATCGTGATAACTAGTGACGCTCATTTATATATCGTTGTCAAATAAAAATTAAGCTTTATCGTGAATATGACGGAAAACGCTGTCTTGTTCAGTTCTATGTTAATTATTGGAGTAATCGACTATATCATAAATATCGGTTAATGTATCTCTTTGTATGATTTTGG